TAGCACCAGATGCAACAACGTAACAGTTTAATTCTGCTCCAGTTGTTGGATTCATTACCACGATTGTAGAACCAGGAGATACAACATTTTCAATAAGAGTTGCTCCAGCTCCACCAACAGGAATAGTTAAAGTAGAAACTTTTGCTCCTACAGCACCTGCATTAGTTGCTATTACATTCTCATAAGAAATATGTAATCTATTTTGCTCAGACCATACTACTTGATCAGAAGTCATTGGCATTTCAGCTCCTACCATTCTTAAGAAACCACCTAAGGTTCTATTTCCATAACGCTCTACTTCAGCTTCATAGATTTCTGGTAAGTACTGTTGTGCGAAATCATTCGTGCCGTCAGTAAAGTTTAAATAATTGCCTTCTAAGGCTTGTTTTTTTTGCGTTGGAATTAAGCTTCCAAACACTGGGCTTACATTTGCCATAATTTTTTAATTTTTTAGTTAAATTTTTTTGTTTTAATTTTAAGCTTAGAAGAATCATAACCGCTTATTGACTTAACTTTTATTCCGTTTACAAACTCGCCAGAGGTAGTTTGTCTTGCCCCTGTGCTTGGATTTTTAGAACTACTAACTATTTCTTTAGTAGCATCTGTTCTTCCTTGTTCATAAAAGTGATTAATAATCTTGTCAGCATTTGAAGCGATATAAATAGCTTTGTGATAACCTTTCGTATCTTTTATATTACCGCCTTCGTCAAGAAACTTTCCTACGAAATTGTTAATGCTTGATTGGTTCTCTGCAACTTTATTAGGATCTTGTAAACCATATCTAAACTTCTTTTTACCTACATTGAAGTCAAAACCTTTGAATTCGTTAGTAAAGTAATCATTTGTTTTTGATTTAAAGTCCGAATGCTGCTGCTCAGCTATTTTCTGATCTTCTTGATATCGGTTGAAAAACTCTGTTGCTTTTTTTTGTTCCTGAGTAACGCCGGGTCTCAACTTGATTTCGTCGTAATATTTACTCTTGGTTTTTTCTAAAAAGCTTTTAGCTTTTCCAACTTCTTCTTTAAACGCAATTTTCTTTTTGCGTATATCTCTTTCCTCATCTATGTCTTCATCATAATCGTAGTCTTCTAATAGTAGGCTAACGTCATCTGATTCTAGATAAGGTTTTGTTTGTTTGTAATATTCCTTTAATAGCGTTTTGTCGTCAACACTTGAGTAGTCCGCGTTTAATCTAACGTAGTCTTCCACTGATCCACCTGTCTCTTCCATAAAAGTAACAAGCTTATCTATGTTTTCCGGAAGCACTCTTTGTTCAGCTACTGGCTGAGGTTGTTGTTCAATAACTTTTTCAGGCTCTTGAGCGGGCTCTTCATCTACAATTTCTATAATACCATCTTGCGCGGTATCGCTTGGTGTATCGTTAACGACTACAACAGGTTCTTCAACTACGTCTTCTTTAACCTCTGGTATTACTACCTTAGCAACTTCTTCAGTTACTGGTTCTTTCACTTCGTCTATGTTGACCTTTATAGGTTCGTTAGATTGGTTGCCTAACTTTTTAGGGCTTGTTTTTTTGGATTTAATTTTAAAATCCCCTTCTTGTTTTACTTCTGACATAATATAATATAATTAAATAATTGTTTATTAGCTAGGCCCAAACTCTTCTATTCCGAATCCACCTAGCACATCGTTTCCTGATGATTCAAAGTTTTTAGGTAATCCCTCTGTTTGTCTTTGTTGTATTAACTCAGACTGCTGAGATCCCTGCATTTTTATTCTTTTGTCTTTTCTATCTTCAATTTCTTTTTCTTTACTACCTTCTGCGTTTGCTCTTACTTGTGCCAATTGCATATTGAAGTTAAACTCTTCCGCCATCAACTCTCTTTTTATTTGAGCTTCTGTTTGCATTCTTTGTATTTCAAACTGCGACTTAGCTTGTTCTATACTTACTTTTTCTTGAGTAAGTGCTTGTTGTTTTTGTACCTCAGCCATTGCAGCTTTTTCGGACGCCTCAGCGTTTGCCTGCGCTTGTGCTTGAATATTGGCTTGTTGTTGTTTTTGCTCTCTCTTTATTTTCTGCTTTTGTCTAAGCTTTAAGAATTGATTAGCTAACTTTATGTTTTTTATTTGTCTAATATCGATTGCATCGGATAAAGCAATTGATTGTGTTTGTAAAGCCACCTGTATGTTTTGCTCTAGTAAAGCTTTTTCTTCGTCCTCCGGTTCAAGTTCTAAATAAATACCAAAGTCATGTAGTTGTAAATTCATCAACTCTTCAAGAGTTTTTGTATTGAATGTACTTATAGCATTTGTTAAAGCGTTTTCCGTCAAAGGATTTTCAATAACATCAGCTACTTTTAAACTTATATTTTCACACGTTCTAACTGTTAAGTAAAGTAAAGAATCTAATACGTGTTTTGTTGCGATGTTAGAAGCATTAGCTGCCATTTTTTGTAAACCTACTAATGAATCTTTATGAGGAGCACTTCCGTCTCTTGCTTCGTTTAATCCGGTTACATCTCTTATCATTTGTAAATAATACTGGTATGTACCTATTAAACTTTGTATTTTTGCTTGACCGCTTGAAGATGATAGTTCCTGCACAGGTACTTTACCCCTATTCAATTCACCGTCTTGTGTAAGTGATCTACCTACAACAGAACCTGTTTGAAAGTACATGTTTAATGCTTCAGCTGGATTGTATGTTGTGCCATTACCTAAATCAACTTCCGCTAATCCATCCATATCTAAGAACACACCATCCGGTACTATTCTAGACATAACTTGTTGTAATTTAAGATGCGTTATTTGAATCATATCGGCAAAGCTAGTAATCTTACTAACTATAGACTCTATACGTCCTTTGTACATTCTAGGTGCAGATATGCAGTAATTCATCATTACTTTTGTAGTATCAGCCGTAGGCCTTGTCATGTTTTCCGCTAGCTTCCAGTCTAACATGATATTTGTACCTAATACTTTTGCTCCTGAATATAATACCTCTATTGTTCTAGATATTCTTTCAAAATTATCATTGACGGGAGGATTGAATGTGTCAGGTTTTTCTAACGTCTTTTCTAACCCTTGGTCTGTTTTCTTTATTTTAAATACTTGATCTGAATATGTTTTGTATTCAAAGTATAAAACTTGAATTGTGTTAGCGTCGTAATTACCCCAGTTAGTTACATACTGAGAATTACCAGGCATATCCTGTATTTTTTCTAACTCCGAAGCTGATAGTGATGGAAACTGTTTTTTAAGTTCAGCTAACGATATGGATTTTACTTCACCTACGTAGTATATATCTTCAAAGTTTGGGTCTTCTGTATATGAATAAATCATATTAGCAGGGTCAACATAATCAGTAACTATACCCTCAGCCTTATTAAATGATGTTTTGACAGCCCCAATACCTATAGTTGTTAAATCGTGAGCTAATCGTTTTTTTATTTCGTTGTACTTGTTAAATGCTAATACATTGTTTATAACTTCTTCTTCAGCAATTTCAACATTTTGCTTAGCGGTCATTTGCAAGTGTACGTCTAACTCCTCTTTGTCTTCAGGTAACTCATTTAGGTTTCCTGTAAGAGCCATATTCATACCTAGTTCTTGCTGTATGTTCTCAAGCATAGGTTTTGTATTCATATCTTGTTCTACTGCCGCTGCATAATCAGTCCTGCTTTTTACAGAAAATGGATCTTGAGCAAAAGCGCTTATATCGTATGATTTGTTTGACATTCCGTTTACAACAATATCAACAAATTTTGATATAACTGGTATTGGCTTCCAGTCTAAATTAAGATAAGATAAATCACCATTTATAGACAATTCATCTTTATACTTTTGTATTGATTGCTCTCCTCTTGCGTATAACCGTAGTGAATGAAAGCTATTCCAATTATTTAAGTATCTATTACCGTTACCTCTTCCTTGATTGAACCATTCTTGTTCAATAGCTCTAGAGACTTGCAAGCCGTAATCATAACTAGCTTTTACTTCGTCGCTAACAACCTGGTTAGGGAAAGAACTATCGGTATTTGTTTGTATTTTCATTTATCTTAATATTTTAGACGTAGAACCTCTATTGTCATATCTTTTAATTCCTAAATCGTAAACCTTTTTTTGCACTGGACTAACCGGTGAATATAGGTTTTTGTTACAAGCCATTATTGCTAAACCAGAACTTATAGAAGCATCATGCTTTGTTCTATTGTTTATATTGAATTTACCCCAGTCTTCTAATGTTCTTTGAAAGTACATATCACCATAACCAGCTTCTGTTCGTCCAACACAAGTTTCTATATATGATTCTATAGCTGCAGCGTGTGCTTGTTTAATATCTTCACTAGAGTTTGGTATACCACCTATTTCTCTTTCAGTTATAGATAATTTGTTTAATCTTTTATCAGGCCTGTTCATTGAAAAGCCTCTATAGCCTCTTCTTTTGAAATGATACAGTAATCTAGGTTTATTATTTTCCGCAAGTATTGGCATACCGTAAAATATGCAAGCCATTAATACGTCTTCAAAAAATATCTCAGCAGTTTGTGGTCTAGCTATATATTCTAAAAAGAATCTATTAGGCGGGACATCTTCCATGCTAAACTTAGTTAAACCGTGCAAAGCTCCGTTAGAACCTCTCTTGTCAACTGTACCTGATATATCATAGCTATCACATCCAAAAGCACCACAGTGCTCGTTACCCGGATATTTTGTATTACCTTTCACTATAACTCTGTTTTGCATCTGTAAAGGCGGTACCCAACTAACGTTGAACCTACCATTTTTGTTTGGTACAAATATTACCTTAGTGTCTTTTATACCGTTTTCCCACATAAAACTTCCAGTGGTTATTATCGATGTATTCCTAAGGTCTTCGTTATAATCTATTTGTTCGTATATCTTTGTTAAGTTAAACAGAGATTGCTTTGCTTCGTCTCTAAAAGCGTGTTGCTCTGTTCTTGGAAACTGACGATAGTATTCATTTAAACCATCTTGATCTCCTTTTAATCCTTCAACTTCATTGTTCCAGTATTCAATTACGCCTTGTTTTATAGGTGATCCGTCAGGCCCTTCAGCTGGTTTTTTTGGCGTTTCAAATACAGGAAATCCATAAGAATCAATGTAGCCTTCGTAGTTCCATTCCATAGGAATGAACAAGCTATAGAGTCCCGAACGAGTCTGTCCATTTGCATTTCTTTTTGTTGCGTCGGAGTCATAATATAGTTTTTTAAAGTTCTCGCCACCTTTATCTAAAGCATTTGATGTTGAACCCATCATACACTTACCTATAATTTTTGAACCTAATCTCAAACAAGTTTTTGTAACCCTCCAGTTATTTAATATGTTTGTAGGTCTTTCCCATTTACCACTTTCATCGTGGACTAATAGTTTTAATTTTTCACCGTCGTACGAGTTGTCCCCGGTGTTCTTCCAGTCGATCGTTGTATCGAGCCCGGTGATCTCTTGTAGCTTCTCATTGGTGTCAAGCTTTTTTCTCGTAAATTTGGACGCGGGAACTCTGTACGCAAGTTCCGTCTTCGGCCTGTCCATACCGTCCTGGATTGGGGAAAAGAAAAATGGGTAGTTAACAGAAATGGGTACCACCTTATCTGTGAACATCTTTTTAGCATCGGGGCCAGATTTGGACAGTATCCCAAACCGTGAGTCGGTTGATATTGTCGCCATGTTAACGCACTCCCCGGACGCCATGAATGAAAAACCTGAGCGTCGATTCTTGAGATAGCACATTCCATATGACCTGGCATCAGCTTTACAAGCTTCCCAGAATATATAGAATAATCTATTTGCTTCTCGAAAGTCTGGCTGCCCAACATCAATCTTGGACCACTGCAAGTACATGTAATGAGTACCAGTAATATAAGTAGGCTCACCTTTGTTAATAA